GAACGCCCGCGCCGCCAAGACCAGCACGCCGGACACCGCGAGAATCGCGGCGCATATTTCCGTGATCAGCATCACCGAGTCGCCGTCCACCCGGCTACTCCGGCTCAGGCTCAGGCTCAGGCTCAGGTTCAGTCCCGGGCGGTGGGGCAACCCAAGCCACGTACGGGATGTCCGACACATGCCACGCCCCAGCACCCCATACTGCGTACTCACCACTGTCTAGCGACGGTGGGGCCAGCCGTGTCCAGCCCCTAGGGATCGGGGCGAGATCATCGTCAACCTCGTCCGTCGAGGCAAGGTGTCCGCCGGGTCCGATGTGGTAAATATCCATCTGATTATCCTGCCTATCAGGTCGCCTTGATGTATGCCTGTTGGGAGTTGATTGTCGCGAAGCCGGGGAGCGCAAACTGGGTTGATGTGTTGTAGCTGTAGGCTTCGTTCGTCTGAAGATAACCAGCCGCCCCACCTACGAGGGTCTCCCCGCCGGGGCCGGTATAGCAAGAGTACAAGGACCCGGTCGGGGCGAATGAAAGTAGGTCCGTCCAAGCAGCACCACCATTAGTTGATGCTGACAGAAATGCGTTCCCGGCAACGATCATCTGCCCGGTGGGTCCGATGTTGACCTGCTCTATTTGTGACGTACCAGCACCAGAAGCGGCATGACGATCAGTCCATGACGCGCCGCCATCGGTAGACGTGCGGTTCACACTGACACCCACGATTGCCATCTCACCGCTGGGTCCAATTGCACAATCCTGTAGCGACGAGGCACCAACCCCGGTAGCGGCATTGCGGTCTGTCCACGTCCCACCACCGTCGGTCGAGGTACGGCAATAGCCAGACTCGCCGACTACGAGCATCTCACCGCTAGGGCCGATGTCGCATCCGCGAAGTTCCAAAACACCACCGCTCGCCGCAGTACTGCGATCAACCCATGTAGCGCCGCCATCAACCGAGGTGCGGATATATCCTAGTTGACCCGTACCGAGGATCTGGTCGCTAGGGCCGATGGCAAGCGCATACATGTAACGAACCGAACCGGACGCGGATGTCCGGTCAACCCATGTAGCCCCGCCATCAACCGACGTTTTCACATAGGCATACGATCCAGCGATCATCAGTTGCGCGGCGTTAGGCCCCATTGCGCAGCTATACCAAGTCGCAATAGTCGTCGGGGTTCCGGCGGCGGTGCTGCGGTCAGTCCATGTAGCTCCCCCGTCAGTTGAGGTGTGGAGGTAGGATGACGACCCCACTGCCATCATCCGGTCGCTCAGCCCAGCCGCGACGCTCCACACGGTAACCGAGCCAGTCGACGCCGCACTGCTCCGATCAATCCATGTCGTGAATCCATTGCCGAGCAACCCAAGCCGCCCGTACAGCGTCGCGTATCCACTCTGTAGCAGAACGGCACCATCGGCTTTCAACCAGCCACCACCAGTCAAATAAGTATCGCCGCCAGCGATGCCCGCGTAGATCGATTGGCCGATCTCGATTGCCGATGGTGCCGTCCACGCTGGCGCGCTGCCAGCCCCGGTGCTCGTGAGCACTGTCCCGCTGGCAGCCGCAGCGAGGCGCGCGGGGGCGTTCGCACCGGTTGCTATAAGCACGTCCCCGGTTGTCGTCATGAGCGACTGGATACTTGACTGGTACGCCGGGAGAGTGCCCCCGGCGTTTATGCCGAGCGCCTCCAGTGCCGAACCCTTCGCCAGCCGCGCGAGGGTGTTCGCACCGGAAGCGTAGAGCACGTCCCCGGTCGCGGTTAACACCGAGGCGGGCGATGCCGTCCACTCGACTGAAGTGGCCGCCGAGTTGATCGTGAGCCCCTGACGAGCCGTGCCCTTCGCAAGACCGGCGAGCGTATTACTCGAACTCGCGTATAGGATGTCTCCGGCTGTGGTTGTCGGGACGGTGCTGCCCGGCGATGGGTTAGCTTCCCATGCTGGAGCGGAGCCCGCCCCCGTCGCGGTCAAGACATAGCCATCAGTTGACGCAGCCAGCCGAGCAATGGTATTGGCTCCGCTGGCATAGAGAATATCCCCGGTCGTGGTGAGGGTGGACGCTGGTGATGCGACCCATTCTGGAGCGGTGGCACCTGAGTTCATGCTCAGCGACTGGCGGCTACCCCCCTTCGCCAGCCTCGCGAGGGTATTAGCCGCCGTAGCGTAGACGGTGTCGCCTTGCGTCGTAACGACCCCCGGCGCGGTGAGGGTTATATTCCCCGCGCTCCCGAGAAACGTATTCCACTGAGCAGCGGTGATCACGTCACCAGTAGCTCTGTTAGACCCTGCCGTCCACGTCATAATTTTCTCCTTATCAGAACGCTAGGATCGTGCTGGTGCCCAGTTCGCTAACCCCCAGCGTCCAGCCGAACGATGTCTCCGTACTGCTGAATGTTAGCTGAGTGCTCATCTGCGAGTTTGGCGCGATGTTGTGGCGTATCCGTTCGACGAACAATTCTTGCGAGATGGCAGCGCCGCCGCCCGGCGGCTGGAAGGTGACCGTCACCCGATCCCTAAGCTCCAACGACAAGGCAGCCGTCATCAGTGCCGCCGATTCTTGGGGAGCCAGCGTCACCGAACGAATACGAACGTCGGGGTACGCATACCCCGACAGAATGTACTCCGCCGTGGTCAATGCGTCGGCGTCAGTCGCCAGCATCATGTTGGTTAGCGCATACGCGTTTTCGCCATACAAGATAATCGAGGCAGCGTCCGAAGCAGACTGCTTCGAGCCTCCACTGCGGGTAGCAGCAACGGCGTTCTTGATCAGGTCAGATGAGTAATCCATTCCAACGCTGAGGATGGGCAACCCCGCTGCCCCAAAAGTGAATTGTGATGTGTTGCTCCGCGTCTCGGTTAGGAGGGCATGCCTGTCGTCATACTGCACGAACCCGCTGTGATCGACGTACACGGCACCTTGGTCGCTCGTCGCCGTCCGCTGAAGCGCCGCCAGTGCGTGAGTGCCGCTGAACGCCGTTGCCTGTAGTTGAGCGATGCCTCCATCCACCTCTATGCGGCTGAAGTTTGCGGCGTCGAGAATCTCGGCAGCGGCCACGCCACTCAACCCCGCCGACGTAGTCACGGTGACGCTCGTCCGCGCAAGGTCTGTCATCGAGTCGCTGAAGTGCGCCGAGGCCGTGGCGTCATACCCATCCGGGTAGTCCAAATCCCACTCGCGGATCGTGCCAAAGAAGAGGTCATACACCACGGACGTCGTGGGGTGAGTGGCCTGAACCCTTATGCGCCGCCCCGGCTGAATCTGAGTGACGCCGCCGTCCACATGATCGCCCGAGAGGTTGAGCGGGTCATAGTTTCGGCTGAGGTTGTCGAGGACGACTAAGCCCGTTCCGGCCTGATACTGCTCAAGCTCTCGGCTCCTGCCTCGGGACATCTGGAAGGAACGGAGATCTGAGTAAACATCCTCATAGACGCTGATGTCGTCAGGCTCGCCTAACTGGGTGGGAAGTGGAGACGCGCCCAGACTCCACCCGTCATTATCGGCACCCCCCACGAACCTGACGCCGATCCTCAACGTGGGGAGCGCTACGGCCATTACTGAACCGCGCCAGACAGGACGAGCGGCCCGGTAGTGATCGAGGCGCGGTTCAGAGCGTCGGCGACTGCCTGCCCGGTCGCTACCGGGTCAGTGATGACGCCGCTGAGGTTGATTGTGATGTTGTTCGTTGTGGAGCCCAGCCCGCCGATGCCGCCCGCGCCCAAGGGGATGATCGCTTCGTCCCTGCCGCCCTCCCCGATCCGCGCAAGCGTCCCACCCGGCCTCGCCCTGACTACCCCGCCTGACGCCATTTCGGGGAAGCCATCACCTAACTGCATGTTGTCGGCGGCGCTGCCAATGACTTCGGTTTGGAATATGCCTGTAATGCTCAGCGCGGCCATGATGGCGTTCTTGATGGCGTTCGCCCAACCCACGATCCGGTCGTACTCCGACTTGAGGCCGTCGAGCAATGACAGCGCGATAGCCTTGCCGACAGGGAATAGCAAGTCCTTGGCCCAACCCATCGCGTCGAGGATCATGCCGCCTAGCGCGGCGAAGTGACGGACGATCCGCTGTACCTCGGCCTTGATGTCGTCATACATAAGTTGAACGATCTCTAGAACCACATCCTTGACTGCGTTGAACGCGGCAGCGGTTACATCCTTTACGGTCTCCCAAGCGCCGGTAATCCAATCGACCGTGGCGGAGACGATGTCCGTAATGAACTCGGAGACCGCAGTCCACACCGTCGTTGACACCTCCAATACAAACTCCCAAGTGGCAGAGGTTACATCTTTCAAGAGCTTCCAAGCGTCGGTAATGAAGTCACGCATCGCGGTCACGTCGGCCACGACCTTATCGACGAAGTCGTGAACCAGTCGCGAGTGATCGTATAGGTAGGTGAAGAACCCAATAATGCTATCTATCGACTCGCGGATCTTCTCCACGATCCAGTCGAACGAATCCCTGATCTTGCCCACGATTGCGTCGAACGTATTGCTGACGTACTCGGCCACCATGTCGAGCGCGGCGGTGATGGCGTCTCGGATAGCCGCCCACTTGTCGGTGATCCACTCGGCCATATCTGAGAACACCCGCTTCAGATAATTCCATAGCTCCCCCGCCTTCGCCGATACGGTGTCCCAGTTCTTCCAAAGCACTATGCCAGCCGCGACGAGTAACGCGATGGCGATGACGATGAGCCCAAACGGGCTGAGCGCCATGACCGCGTTCATTGCGACCGTGGCCGCTGTGACTGCGCTCGTAGCGGCGGCCTGAGCGATCAGGAACCCCTTTTGAAGCAACATCCCGATCTTCCATACGGCGTATACCGCGAGCGTTGCCAGCACGATCTCGCTGTGCTCCCGGAGGAACCCGGTGACCGCCTTGATCCCCCCGGCGACCGCCTTCAGCGCCCCCCCCACACCATCGATCTGCGCTTGCAAGTGTTCCATTTCCCACTCAACCATCACCTGAAAGAGAGGCAGAATATCCTCTCGCACGATGGCGACTATATCCATGAAAGCCGGGTACAAGTCATCGCGGATTACGGTGACAGCGCCTCGCGCGAACTCTGACAATATGTCCATCGCACCTTGGAGGAAGCCGACTATCCCCGAATCGGCCAGCCCCAAGAACGCGTTGCGTACATCGTTGATGTACGGCTCCGCGCGGACCATCTCGCGCTGTAGATATTCAAACCCTGCGACTAATAGCGGGAGGATTTTTAGGCCCACCTCCAGCATCATATTCTTCAAAGTGATCATGGCTTTGTTGAACTTGAATGTGGCAGTTTGTGCCACCGTCTCGAACGCCTCATCCAAGGCACCCGCTGAGTTACGGCCATGATCCAGCATCGTCTCGAACTTGGCGTAATTGTCGCCCGTCAACATCAGCGCTGCGCCAGACGCTTCCACTGAGCCGAAGAGATCCCGAAAGGCTTGGTCAGGCATTGAGAGGCGCACCTTCTGCATGACCGATGCGGCTGTCTCACCAGAGGAGATCAGTTCGCCCATGCTGGCCCCGCCGATATCTTGAATGGCATCATCGAGCAGAGTGCCGCTCTTAGTCGCCTCCACAAACATAGCCCGCAACGCTCCGCTGCTGACCTTGGTCGCCATGCCCATCGACGTCATAAGCGAGATGGACGCTGCGACCTCCTCGAACGGTACGCCGAGGCTCGCAGCGATGGGCAGGATTACAGCGAGCGCACCGCTCAATTCCTCAAAATTAGTCTTTCCGTCCTTGACAGCAGAGAACATAACGTCACCGGCTGTCGTGGCATCAATGACGGACTCGCCATAGGAATTGACCACGGTGGTAATCCCGTTGACGGCGGTCTCTAGGGTGGTCATGCCGCCTACGGCAGCCTTTGCCGCCGACTCCATAAAAGAGATCACGTTGTCCGGTGGCACCCCCGCACTGATCGCGGAGTACAACGCGGGGACGGCTTCGGTGGTAGCAATCCCCATCTCCGCGCTCATTTTCCTGAGATCTTCACCGAGCTTCTCGAACGTCCCATCGTCCATCTGGGGCAGGAGGGTCTTAACCTCAGACATACTTGACTCAAACTGAGCAGCCATTTTCACGGATGCCGCCGCGAATACTCCGAGCCCGGCGGCTGCCGCCGCACCAGCTAGCCCCGCCGCTCCGCCGAGCTTCGCCAGATTCCCTTTCGTTTTGTCGATGGACTTTGACGCCTCGTCTTTGGCGTTGATGTGGATGGTTACTTCATTCTGGGCCATCTGTACCTCCACCTTCCGCGACGAGCGCCAAGATTCTCAACATCTCCACGTCCTCGGCGAGGACTTGAGAGGGCAACGCTGAGTACCTTTGGGCAAGAGAATCGACTAGCTCTGCCCATACTAATTCTTGGGGCTTATCGACTGTCACCCCGGATTCATCCGCGCCGCCACCAACGTGCCTCCACCGCTCTATTCGGTGGAGGGTTTCGTAGGGACAGCCGTGAGTTGCTCACCCCACGCAGCCATGATCGCTGCCGCCACGGAGGAGGGCAGTCGGAGCATCCCTTCCTCCGTAACCGGCACAACCCCCGCATCATCTTCGATGTCCCAACTGATCAGAACATCCTTGGCAAAAGTCGCATACGCTTCCCTGATCCCATCCTCGCTGCTCCCGAGGTCGCGCAACGAAAGCATCTCACCAAGTGAGATATTTGCCTTGCAAATAACCTCTGCCCCTTCGCAGTCATCCAGCACCAGCTTCAGCGTGCTCTTTTCAATCTTGAACGCCACACGATCCCCCTACTAAACCATTGTTGATACGGCCCCTTGTAACCTAGACAGCAGCCCAAGTCGGCGTAGTGCCACTCTGAAGTTGAAGCCCCGCAGACCACGTAAGGCTGCCATCGGCCCCACGCGAGAGGTTGTACGAGTCCACGAGCATCTCCATCGTGAGAATGGGATTCGTGGAAGTGTTCCCCCCAATGGCGTATGACGTTGTACGAGTGCCAGTGCGCACCTTAAAGACGTCATGAGATTTATTGCTGGCTGAGTTAAAGACTCCTGAGACCGCAAACGAGCCATCGCCGAGAGCGATCAATCGCTCCACGGCACTCTTGTCGAGACCCGTAATGTCGAGCAAGTTCTGCCCCACGTTGACGCCCAACGACGTCACATCATCACTGATGTCACGGAGCGATCCTGATGAATCGTCCACGGCGAAGTAGTCGCCCAAGCCCGATTGCTTTGCCATTGCTATCTCCTTTCAGGAGAACTAGAGACGGGCAGCGCCCGCCGCGAATACAAGATTCGAGAAAGTCCCCGACGTGTTCCATCGCAAGTACCGATTGATGGAGCCGGTCGCCGTGGCACGCTCAGCGGTCGGAGCGGCTGCGGCGGCTATCGAGGTAAACGTGATCAGGTCAACCCAAGTTGACGCGTCCGCTGAGTGCTGCACCTTGAACACTACGGTCCCCGAAGCAAGGCTCACCGCCTCCAAATAGGCGACAAGGCCCGCACTGGATGAGGCTGCGTTGTCTACGGTTGACCCGTTCCCTGCGGAAGCCGAAGTGACCTTAGATGCCGTGAGCATCACGCCCCACTCCACCTCCTCGCCCGCTGTGCTGCTGAATGTCGCGGTCGTCGCTATCGCTGAACCGCTGGCGCGGTTCACGTTGTACGTCGCCTCCTTAGCTGTCATGCCAGAGCACGGAGCGCCCAGTGCTGTCCCCATCTGGACTAGCACGATCTGGTCGGTCGTCGGCATCTGGAACGAGTCGAGGTAGGCGGCGTGCTGCCCTGTCTGCTCGAACCATCCGTTGACGGTCAAGCTCCCATCACTGAGACCAGTGATTCGCGCCGTGGCGGCGTTGTCCAGCGTCGTGACATCAAGCAACGCCTGAGTGTAGCCGATGGAGTCCACCACATTTACGTCGGCGCTCAAGTCGTAACCGTGACTGTACAAGCGGACGCCGAGCCCGTTTTCTTTAGCCATCAACTGCCTCCACTTCTTCGGGCGCTTCGCTAGTCGTGATCGCCCCTGCTGCTTCCAGACCCTTGATGTCGAGGATGGCGGGGTAGCCGATCAACTCGTCGCCCGACTCGCAGCGCCATTTCTCGCACTCGATACCAACCGTGGCAAAATAGCGCGGCTGCCCGATCACCTTCGATTCCTTGGGCTTCGCGTCCTTGACCATTTCTGTTCCTTTCTATGCCGCGAACTCTGACGAGGACTCGTCAACGATCACTGGCAACGCGATATCGCAGACACGGTGCATCACCCCGCTAACGTCGATGTATCCCCACGTCGCCCCTACTCCTGATCCGTACTGCCCCGCAACATCCACGCATCTCGTGGTCGAGCCGAGCGTGAAGTTGGCAAACACGGATTTCAGAAACTCAGACACCGCCGTCGACACCTGCGTTTCAGCTTCCGATATCGGCTCGGCGAGCATGTTGCGATAAACCCGGAACGTGACCGAGTGAAGCTCGATGGGACTGACCAACGTAGTTTCGACCACGCTGATCGCCTCCATGAAGATGGAGGCGGCCATATCAAACTCAATCGCCCCCTTCGGCTCTCCGATTTGGACAGCCGTGAAGTAGCCGGTTGTGTTCGCGTACTGCTCGATGTATTGGAGGGTTGCGGTGGGGTCGAACGCCACGTCAGCCACCCATCTCTCTCACGGCCTTCTTGACCCAACCTTGCAATACCTTCGGGGCGATCTCCTGCATCCACGCCCGAGTCTTGCGGAATACGTGATACCCCTTGAACCGTCCGCCGCCGACCTCAAGCCACGGCCCATACACGACCTTCGAGTCATCGATGATCGCGCGGTCGTCCTTGATCATGTGGTGAATACTGCGGCGGTAATGCCCCATAGAAGTTCCCGGAGGAACCGTCAGATAGACGCCGCTTGGGCGCGGCACCAACCTCTCCGCCATCCGCTCGTGCCCGAGTTCGGTCACCTCTCGGATCGAGTTCTTGATCGCCTTCCGCACTGGCTTCGATCCAGAACGGAACAACGGCCCGGAGACATCCGCCGTAATCTGCATTAGATTGTCCCGAACCGCGCACGGCGGTTGCCGTTCGCCATGAACTGAGCCCAAAGTTCCTTGATCCCGACTCCGGTATATTCCCTCGCGCCGTCGCCCTGCCCAATCGCCCGACCGAACGCGGCGTCAGTCTGCGCGAGATTCGATATCGCGTCAGCCAGCGCAAGCCTCCCAGCCTCCCCGTAAGGCACGTAGCGGCTGATGGCTACGTCGTTGGCGTGGATAGCCGCAGTCGTGCCGTTCACCCCTCTCTCGACCGTTAGAGTGCGGTAGGCGTAGACCGTGGCGCTGTTGAGGTGCGAGGCCAGTATCGTGCCATCCCAATCTCGGTCTACGGTCAGCACGTTCGCAGTTATCTCGCGAACGAACATTCGCTCAGAGTCCACCAAGATTACTTCGCCAGCGTTGACCGTTGTGCCGTCCGCGACTGGCACGGCCACAACGCTCTTCGTAGCAGCGAGCGCGCCGTTGAGAGCCGTCGTGGTCGTCACCGCTGATCGTTCAGAGACGAACAACTGCTCTGTCCCGATGACCAGCGTATCGCCGACATCGATCTTGCTCGCGTCAGAGCACACAAACGTCGTCGCGGTGGCTGAACTCGCAAGCCCTGATGCGACCGTCCCGGCTGACTGCGTATCGTCCGAATATCCCCACGTCCCTGAAACGCTGATCGACCTCTGCGGGGTATTGCCTGCCGCGAAGTAATCCGAACTAGCGAGATCGACTTCGATGATCCCGTATGGCGGCCCGCTACTTTGAGGCTCAAGGAAGTAAGACGTGATCGTGGTGGGCGTTGCGTCCTGCGCCGCCGATAGCAATGCGGAGACGGACAGGAGATCTTGATCGAGGAGTAGCTGCCACGTATATCCACGGTTCCACTGCGGCCAGCGGTATAGCTTCGTCTGTACTCGTGGAATATAGAATCGGTGCGCGGCGCGCTCCACGGAGCGCGACGAAGATTCGCACATCTGGTCGATGACTCGGTTACGCGAATCAGGGATCGCGGTGGCACCGTATTGGCGAGCAGCGCGCTTCACTTGCTCGCGAGTGACTAGCCAGTTTGGCACTTCTGTCGCCCTTGCTTTCCGGGGTGACGGGAACGCCTGACCTAAGTTCGTTGATCTTGACTTAGGTCAGACGCGGCCCGCCTCTCCACTCGTAGTCGCCCATCGGACACTCACGGATTCCGCCATAGTTGCCAGTGACTAGCGGGGTGCCGTCGTTCGGACAAGCGTCTGGAGGCTCTGAGTTATACGTTGCCTGCTCGATCCGATTGGATTCGATGATCGACAACAGGCCCCAGTACCCAGACCCGCTCATCAGGAGGCCATCGCTGTAATCGTCAACGACGAGGCACCGCTATAGGTGCCGGTGGTCGTCAGCTTGACGCGGAACAGGCCGCCGAGGAATCCATCGACGGCGGTGTTGTCGCCAAGCGCGCCGTCTGTCGGAGTTGCCAGCGTGGTCACGCTTCCCGCTGAAAGCGTCGCGATCCGAGTCAGGGTCGTTGTGGCAGCGGCAAGGTTCAGAATGTCGAACCACGTCACACCGCCGTCGAGCGTCGTCTGCACCCACGCCTTGCAAGCCGTCCCGCCAGCGGCGCGGACGAACTTGAATTGGATCGATAGAGTCTCGACCCGCCCAAGCGCAAACGACATCGCCCCGTCCGGGACTGTCGCAGTCTCGGCGGCAGCTAGCGTATGACTGAGCAGCGTTAGCGTCTGGGCCATCGATCTCTCCTTGTTTGCGCGGTGCCGGATCGTGAGAGGGTTACGATCCGGCACCACGACTCCCCGCACGGCACGTTAGGGCCGACGAAACGCGGTGCGGGTCTTATGCGACGACGCCCTTGATGATGGCGAAGTTGATTACGTCCGCAGACGTGTCCGCTGTGGAAGCGTGGAGATTCGTCACAGTAATTTTGAACGAACCCGCAGCGACGGTAGACACGAACGCAAAGGGCGTTCCAGTGCCGCCCGGCGTCATGTTCAGCACGATCACGTCGTATGCACCGACGAGAGTATTGGTCACCGTGAACTGAGCCTCGGCACCGGCGGCCAGCGACGCGTCGTCCGTAGTGATCTGGCCGACTGCCTTCGACAGTGTGATGGCGGTCGCGCGGCTTGTGAGTTGAGTAACCGCGCCGCCCGAATTGGTAGCGTAGCCAATCCCGTTCCCGGCGTGAGTCAGGAGCGAGTTCGTTGCGTCAATGGTCGCGAGCGTAACTGCGCTGGCGGCGTCGTCGGTAAAAACGAGGTCGCCGCTGCTCCACTTGGATCGAACATTTGTGACGGGCATCGGAGTCCATACCTTTCGGTTGAGCCGTGGTTCGGCTTACTTCTCAGACTTGTCTGACTTCGGCTTCGGCTTCTTCGCGTACTTACTAAACGGAGGGAACGGCATTGGAGCCCTTCGACACTGGAGCATCGTGGATCTGTTTGTTCATCTGAACGATGGCCTGCTTGGGAACGGCCAGCCGCTCGCGCCCCGTATGGATGCAGACGGTCAAACTCTTTGCCGAGCAGTACCGAGATCCACATGCCTTACAGGGTGCGAGCGGCATCCGATACTCCCTAGGAAACTGCCGACCCGAGTTGGGCTGGCGCGGACGGGTAGCTGAGACCGACTAGGATGTACAGCGCCCCGCCCAATTGCGGGTTCCCGCCAACATCAGCAATGGTCAGGTTCATCCAATCGAACCCGTTTGCAACGTCCATCAGGCTCGCGTCAATGTAGAACGCCACGAGACCCTGCTCTTCAGCAGCGGTGGCGTTCATCGTGTAGGTCGCGCCCGGAACAGCGTCGGCGGTGGTCTCCGACCACGTCGACCCGGCTGCGAGCAGCCCTGCGTGCTGCTTCAGGAACACTCGACGAACCGCCGCTAAATCTTTCAGGCCAGTCCCCGTTTTGTCCGTCGCCTGATGAACGACGAGGATCGGGTCTTGCCCGGCGGTTCCTGCTCCCTTGTAGAACACGACGAGCACGCCAGCAGCGTTTGCCAGATTGACGTAGTCGCCAGTATTAGCGCCGGTGTCCAAGTCCACCGGGATGATCGCCGGGATGATGTCCAATACGTCTCCGAGAGGCAGAGGGAAAGCCATGTTGTGTTATTCCTTTCGCAAAAACTGCTATGCGCGGGCGGCGAGAGTGACGATGGGGCTGAGGGTGTTCGTGCCGTGAGCAGGCGTCAGCGCCGACTCCAACCACGGACGACCATCGAGCCGCTCAACGAAGCGCCACACCGTTTCGTCCGTTGTGAACTTGACGTGAGGGCTAGAGGCCATCGACAGTTCCTGCCGGTCACCGATGACGTAGTAGGACGGGTCAACAAAGATGATGTCGCCCTCGTCGCCGAGAGTCTGAGCGTGCTCGGTGAAGATCACCGGGCGGCCCCACATCGTCATCGGGAACGCGCCCTGCGCGCCACCGGGTGCAACCCATACCGCCGAGCCGCCGGTGCCAACCGCGAGGCTCATCGCCGCTAGCTGCGGCATGACGTCGATGTTCGCAATCCATACGCCACGGCTCCGAGACGTCGGCAACATCCGCGAGTACATCTTGTTGAGGTTCTCGTAAAGGATCGTGTCTGCGGCCTGACCTGATTCCTTCGCGACTGTAACCTTGCAAGCCGCATTGAGAAGCCCGAGCGGCTGGCCTACGCCAGTTCCGTTGATGAAAGCTTCATCCTCGAAGAATGTGATCGCCTGCGGGAACAACTGAAGCAGTACGGCCTCAAGTCCGATGGCCGAGTCAGCCAGTAGTTCGTTGCTGCTGACCGTGTAGCCAGTCAACTTCTTTGCCACCAACTGCATCTGGCTGAAGGTCGGCTCCGACTCGGTCAGCGTCGCAGCCTCCGACTCCCAGTAAGCGACCACGCCACCGAACACGCTGGAAGCGTGGCTGGTGTCCTTGATGGTCGGCATCCGCATCGTCGAGGACGACATCGGAACGGTGAACGCGAGCGGGCGAATGATGGAAGCCTCAAGTGAGAGCGACAGCAACTCGGCTCGGAACTCCTCGGGCACTAGGAACCCGCCGGTATCGCCCGCGCCCTCAGCCAGCGCCGCCTTGATTACTCCGCTATCACCGACCGTCATCAATCCTTCGTCGATGCCGCGCCCATTGTTGGCTCGGTAGACCGACTGCAAGAAGTCGCCCATGCGCTCGAACTTGCCATCAAGCGGAGCGCCTGCGGCGCGGCTGTTGTGCTTGTCCGTCGAGTACGGGAGACGCTTGGTGTTGGTGCTCGCGGTCGAAGCGATCAGAGCCTTCGCGTGATCTTTTACGTGCTCGTCAAAAGACTCCTGCGCGGCTTCTCCGGTAGTGCTCCACCAATCGGTCATCTTGCTGGTGATGGCCTGAGCCAGCGCACCTTCCTCGTTGAGCAGATCGTTCAACTCATTTTCGCTCGTGACCTCTGGCATCATTTGACCTCCGCAAAACTTCTAGTGAGCAGCGCCGCTAGGTCGATGCTCATTTCTAATTGGTTGGGTTCTTCGCTGTACACTTCAGCTTCTTCGATCTCCTCGACCGCTTCGATCTCCTCGACCGCTTCGGGCTCGGTTACTTCATCGCCGCCCCAATCGACATCGTAGAACGCCGCGAGGTGCTGGCGGCACAACGCAACAACGAGCGTGTCGAGCAGGTTGCACTCGGGCATCTGGCACAGACCCGAGTTCATCATCAACAGGAGGTCGGTGCTGACTCCCTTGATGTCGGCGTTGCCGCTGGCCACGGCCTTCACTTCGTCGAATTGCTCGTGCGCCATCTCCTCGATGATCTCCATCACCGGCGACATACCATCAAGGCCCTTGAGAGCGTGAGCCATCTGCTGCAACGCAGCCGGGTTGCTTGGTACGGCAACGTGCGAAGTTTCGAGGAGCTTGTGGCCACGCAGGAACTCAATCCCGCCGCCGCCCATCTCTTTGACCTCGCCGGGAATGAACCCCACCGAATAAGCCGCCTTGCCTCGGCGAACCAACTCGAAGCCCCAATCGGCTTCGGGGTTCCCGCGCCCTACAATGTAGACCGCTTCGCCTCGCAACTTTTCACCGTCACGCTGAACGTCAGTCCAGTCGCCGATCTGGTGCATCAGGCTTCCGTAGTTGTGGGATGACAGCAGTACCGGATGGGCGAGGAAGTCGTCGAGGTTCCAGCCAGCCGCTCGGATGACGTCACCGTCTCGGTCTTTCGACTCGTCAGACATGGTCGCGAGTACCGCGCCACGCTCTTCGTCGATGACCTTGAGTTCAGGGCGAAAGACCTTGAACTGCACGAACACCTCCAAATAAAAAGCCCCGCCTCTGAACCACTGCGGGCGCAGTGAATGAGACGGGGCACTTAGGCCACTTAAAGCAAGACTGGCGACGAGCGCGCGGCTTACCTGTTCATCAAGTATGCACGACGTGTCAATAGGCGATGCCGCCTCCTCGATCTTCCACGGCGCGGAAGTCATCAAAGGCGTCGCGGGCGTCTCGGAGAATCGCGTCTAGGTTGCCAGCAACGAGGTCGGCGGATCGGGCGGCGCTTACCTCGGCCTCGTCTCTAGCTTCGCGGTATGCCGCAAAGCTAATGTTGAGCGACGGATAGGCGTCAGCATCCACGCGCACCGCTCGATACGCGGCGTCATTGGCCTCCGTGTTGGTTCGGTAAGCGGAGTAGGCGGCGTCTATCATTGCATCCCGCCGCGAGATCCAGTCTGCATCGGCTTCATTCCCACCGTCGAGAATTGCGCGGGCGGCGTCGTGGGCGGCAAAGGCGGCAGCCGTCGAGGCAGACGGATCAGATGCAAGCGAATTGATCAGCGAGTCAATGATCAGCTTGACGCTCGGGAGTAGTTCGTTGGCTCGGTTGGTCATATCGGCGGCTCCTTGGACGTTCGGGGATTCGGTGTGCCGGGGGAAGCATCGCCGCCCCGGCTCGGTGCTCTGGTGCCGCTACTCTCCGAGCCGCGCCCGGTCATCTGCTTCGCAGGCTTCGTCGTATTCAGCGTTTGCGGCACTCACGGCGCGCACTACTTCGCGCCGCGCGGACTGGTAAGCCTCGTCCAACTCCGCCAACTCTTCTTCCACATGATGCGCGAATCCGCTCGCGTCGCCACTCCCGCCCCAGAACGCGCTGAGCGCGCTTGTCAGAGTATCTGTGAGAGTGACGCAAGCCGCATCCAGCGCTTCGTCGAACGCGTTCGTGGCGTTCTGCATGTTCGTGTCGGTCATCTTCTGTGCTCCTGTGCTCTGTGCTCTGTGTGCTCTGTGCCGGGGAGCCCGCCCCGGCTCGGTGTTGGTGCTATCCGTTGAACGAAAGCCCGGCGAGCAGAGCGTTGATGACGACCTTGCGGTTCTGACCGTTG